TTTGTACCTACTTGACGACTAACAAACAAAAACATTTAAACTGTAGCTACATCTTCAGCTGTAAACATATGCCAAGATGTAGCTTACAGCTATATTAGACTTTAAACAAAGGAGTAATTATGTCTAAATATTTAAAAGCTGATGAAGACAAACATCATTATGAGGCTGAAATTCATCAAAAAACAATGCACGAAATTAATCGTGTCAATACATTCAGAACTATGTCAAACGAGTATCAAGACATCATACAAAGCAAATACGCTGATGATCTTATATCTCACAGTAAGTTTGGTCTTGCACAACACTACTATGGTGTAATGGAACATCTAACTAATCTATCATTACTAGAAATAGAAAATAAATTATATGCACCTGAGTACGAGGAGCGTATGAAAGAAGTTGCACACGCTGTAGATGAATTAGAAAAAATTGCTAAGTAACAATACAATACTTAAAGGAGGTGATATGTATTGGCAATAGAAGCACTTGAAGAACGCTATGAGTGGGAACAAAATAGAGAACTCTACTCATTGCAGTACCTAATCAAATGTGAGTATGAGATGAAAGTAATCACAAAATGTATAGGTGCAATAGAAGTGGCGTTGGATTCATGCGAGAGTAAACAGCTTTCGCAAAATAATTTTGAACACATCACCACTTCTCTGGTCATACTTAAAGAACAAGCAAAGGGATTAGCTGATCTTTTACGAAAGGAAAAGTATGATGTATTGTAATATAATATAAATCTAATAAAAAACAAAGGAGTAAATATGTTAGATGATATAAAACAAGACTACGAGTTTCCTACAGAAATGGTGGAGCTTGAAGCACTAAACAGGACAGATAATTTTGGCAACAAAAATTATTCTGTACCTCTTGATATGGCAAGAGCGTGTGTTCGTACAGATACCGGACAAGTTCTTGGTATTCACGGCAGTAAATACAAACCAATCGCACACAAAGATGTTGTTGATAAAGTAATGCAAGGCGTTGAAAAGACAGGTATGTTTGACTACAAAACAGATATCAAAGTATTTGAAGGCGGCGCAAAGATGAGAGGATCTGTAACATTTGAGAATCTTGTCGTTGAACCACAAAAAGATGATATCATTAAGTTTCGTATCAACTTCTTCAATTCATATGACCAATCGTGGGCATTTGCTACAATATGTGATGGCTTACGCTTATGGTGTATGAATGGTTGTACTACACCTGTCAATGCTTCTACATTACGATTCAAACATACAACAAATGTAAACATTCAAAGTATTACAGATCGTGTAAAAACAGGTGTTGATTTCTTTATGGACTCTGGTATGGACTATGCTCAATGGGCAAACATCAAGTTACATCCCAATTCTGTGCAAAGATTTTTAGAACAAACTGTAGCTAAAACATTCAAGCGTTCTACAAATTCTATACCTTACAATGTAACAAGAACTGAAACATTACTTGAAGGTTTTGATCGTGAGGCACGAACACTTGGTAGAACTAAGTGGGCGTTGTACAATGCTATGACTTATTGGTCTACTCATACTGACGGAGAGCGTGGACACGCCATTCGTAAGCGTAGAGAAGATGAAGTAGCTAAAGCACTAGGTTCAAAACAATGGCAAGAACTTGTTGCATAGTAGAATATTAATAGTATAATAGTAGTACGAAAGGGATATATTATGCGAGAAGATCAAATATTTGATGAGGTTGTCGCAAGACTTGGAGAGTCTGAAACTATTCAGGAGTTCCGGTATGCAGTACGACCATTCAAACCAACAATATTATCATCACCACTATTTCCAAATGCAAGAGCAGAGGGTTCTCTTGAGCCATCACTCAAACACGACGAAGAGTATAATGCAATTACATTAGAAATGTGGAATGAGTTTTGGTCTGAATATTTATAGAATCATATGCAAGGGTTCTTAGTTTGTTGTTGTCCCTTGCAATGGTATAGGTTTGGGCGTACCTAGTTATGAGCAAACGCCTTACGGGCATTAGTACTCCACGGACTAATGCCCACTATTATGGGCAGTAGAGGGTTCGTCTCCGTTAACTACTGCCCACCATTAAACCATAAAAACAAAGGAGTATATTATGGCTTTTAGAAAATTTACAAATCATAGAATGTATGAACCATATTTAAAGTTTGATCGTAAAACTTTAAAGTTTGGTAAGTCGCCAAACACTTGCGAGTTCATTGATTTTCATTTGGACAATCCAAGAGTTTGGGATCTGTACCTATCGTTTGCTACCGATATGGCTCATCTTGGACACAAAAGATTATCAAGCGAAATGCTTATCAATCGTGTTCGGTGGGAAACAATGGTAGATACAACTGATAAAAAATTCAAAATAAATAATAACCACAAACCATATTATGCAAGGTTATTGCTATCTTTACCTAAATTTAAGAACACAAAGTTTCTTGAAGTTAGACAAAGTTGTGCAGATGATTTATCATATTCCGAATGTGAAATTCTGATAAGTCCATATGTATAAATATGCAATCAAAGATTTGCAGGAACGCCGACAACACCTAGGATTATCTTCTCAAGAAGTATCAGAGAAACTTGGTGTATCGGATAGTCTTGTATCACTATGGGAATGTGGTAAGAAGCAACCAAGCACTATAAATTTTTTTAATTGGTGTCAGGTGCTTGGCTTCAATATCATTTTGAATGTTCACTTAACAAATATACCAAAGGGATTTACACCTAGCTTTGACACTAAGCAATGGATCGTAGAAGAGTTTGGTGAAAGGTATAACTATGACAACGAACTTAAAATCTTTATCAACCATTATCGGGCAAGTGGAACAACTAAATCGGATTGGCAATATGCTTTCCGATCTTGGTTACTGCGAGCCAAAAAATTCACGACCAATAACACTCAAACCGCCGCAGACACTCAAGAACGCCGTGAACGAATACATAATGTCTTTGCTATTGGCGATAAAAAACGACAAGGTTGAAGAGTATATAGGTACAGAAAAAGAAGCAGTACTAAATTTACATAATCTAAACAATGTTTTATTAGATTGCAAAGATTATATGAAACCTGCAAATCCAAAGTATGTAGGTACAGCAATAGAAATGTGTGCCTCTACATTTGGATGTGATGTACCTAATGAACTTGGTCTAAAAATATACAAAGATATCTTAGCAAAATATCCACAATGTATTATAGAACAATACACAATGGAACTAATTAAGACTTACAAGTACAGGAGGTTGCCTGTACCTGCAGACTTTATTGCTATCTATGAACCACCATACGAACACGGAATGTTGTTCATAGAAAATACATATTTAAAAACAAAAAAGTTTGCAAACATAGTACAAAAGTGCTATAAAATAGATACGAAAGGAGTATAATATGCAACCAAAGAAAAAAGTAGAACGACCAAAAACACTTGGTGGTTCAGATGCAATTCGCATTATGGAAGGTGATTGGCACACACTCTGGCTAGAGAAAACAGGGCGTCAAGAACCTGCTAACTTGGATCGGGTGTTACCTGTTCAAATCGGCATTGTTACAGAAGAATTAAACAAGCAATGGTTTGCACAGGAAACAGGACATAAACTATTATCAGCTAGTAATCAACACGAGTTCACAGATGGATTTCGCCACGCTAGTCTTGATGGAATGGTAAATGTTAGTGACAAAATCTGTGTCCTAGAGTGTAAGCATACCAATGCCAACAACACTTTAGAAAATGTTATACGAAAATATATGCCTCAGCTACAACATTATATGCAAGTTGCAATGATGGATAGAGCGTACCTCTCAGTAATTTTTGGTAATATGAGATACGAGTGGTGTGAAATACAATATGACAATGAATACATTAAGATGCTTTACGAAATGGAAGATACCTTTTGGAAGCAATACATACTTACAGATAAAGAACCAGAGAATATAAAAGCAGAAAAAATAATACAAGACTATACAGACAACATAAAAGTAAACGATATGATTCGTATTGATATGGAGAAGAACAATGAGTTTGTAGCTAATGCACATGCTTGGCGTGAAACGAAAATACCATACGATCAACACCGAGCAGTTGGTAAGGTATTGAAAGAACTAATACCTGCCAACTGTCGTCTTGCTGAAGGTGGTGGTATCAAAATATCACGAACAAAAGCAGGACACCTAACCATCAAAGAAAACAAAGGAGGTTAATATGATGGGTAACATTGAACCAAGAGTAAAGAAAATACTACAAGAGTATGATCTTAAACCCGAACACGCACTCTGGGAACTAAAGCGTGGTGGTAAAGCAACATTAGTTATGTTGCACAAATACTGTGAACTTGTTGGAGCTAAAGCAGGTGTTGTTATTGATGACATACTTGAGGTAGAAACTAATTCTGCACAAGGTATAGCAGTAGTTAAATGCTATGCTCACAATGACAAAATGAAAGTCATTACCTACGGAGAAGCTAGTCCTAA